GAAGAAAATGATCCAGTTATTTATGGTAAAGTTTTTATTTCAATCAAAACAAAAGGTAATTTTGAATTAACAAATTTTGAAAAAGAAAATATCAAAAATAAACTGATTGAAACACGAAATGTATTAACAGTGACACCAGAAATTATTGATGCTGATTATGTATACATTCTCGTTAAAGGTAAAGTTAGATATAATTCTGATTTGACAGATTTATCAACTAATGATTTACTTTCTCGTGTTAAAGCTTCAATATACGATTATGCATCCGAAAAGCTATCTAATTTTAATTCTACTTTTAGAACAGCAGATTTACAAAATTATATTTTAAATTCTGATCAATCAATAACAGGATCAGATATACATATCGTATTACAAAAGCGTGTTAAAATTGATACTGTTAATAAAAGAAAATATACAATCAATTATAATTTACCACTTCAAAAAAGTGTTATTGATATAAACAAACTTACAAGTTATCCTGATTTTCAAACATATGATACAACGGGAACATTAAGAAATACTCTAATTGAAGAAGTTCCAGAAGTATTGACAGGTATCGATTCAATTCAAATATTATCATCCGGTCAAAATTATGTATCTATTCCAAAAGTTGAAATAATTGGTGATGGTAATGGTGCTACTGCTGAGGCAGTATTGACGGGTGGAAGAATAACTGCAATTAAAATAACAAATTCTGGTACTAATTATTCCACAGCAACTGTTCTTATTACAGATGACGTTGGTTATGGCGCATCCGCAACAGCTAAATTACAAACAAAGATAGGAACATTAAGATCATACTATTATACAACAGATAGAAAAAAAATAATACTTAATGATAATTTTGGTACTATAGATTATGATTCAGGGCTCATAATATTGAATAGCACAAGAATTAATGGTGTAACACTCAATGAATTTTATCGTGCTAATTATCTAACATTAAACGTTCTTCCTGCAAATGAAATTATAACACCATTGAGAAATAGAATTGTTAGTATTGATGAAAATGATCCTAACTCAGTACAATTACAAATGGTCACTGATTAATGATTTCAAACAATAAAATAAGCACACTTATCAATTCTCAAGTACCATTTTTCGTTAGAAATGATCATCAGAATTTTGTTACTTTCCTTGAAAAGTATTATCAATATACTGAACAGGAAAATAAAGTTGTCAATAAAATAAAAAATGTTAAGACTTATCAAGATATCGATTTAACTGAAGATCAATATGCCGAATTGTTATATAGCACATTTCTAAAGTACATACCAAAAGATATTATTGCAGATAAGAAATTAATACTCAAACACGTTAAAGATTTTTATCGTGCAAAAGGAACCGAAAAAGCAATTAGATTTCTTATGCGCATATTGTATAATAAAGAAATTGATCTTTATTATCCTAAACAAGACATCCTCAAAGTTTCAGATGGAAAATGGTTTGTTCAAAAGACACTAAGAATTAAAGATGTGACTGTTAAAAAACTTGATGGTACAGTTGTAGCTTCCGACAATACATTTTATGATCTTGAAAAATTTATTAATACAAAAATTAAAGGTAATACATCAAATGCAACTGCTACTGTAGAGCGTGTTGAGAGATTTTATGAAAAAGGATATCGTGTAGATGAACTTTATCTATCAAACATAGATGAAACATTCAGAAACGGAGAAACAGTATTCACTTTATTTGATGATGTTGAAGATACTAAAAGCATAACAGCAAACATTTATAGTGGTAGATTATCAGCTATAGTTGTTACGAATGGTGGTTCAGGTTATAAAATTGGTGATCCTGTTATTTTTTCAAGCAATACTGGATCAGGAGCAAAAGCAGAAATAAGTAAAGTTGCTTCTGGCAATATTGCTGCTATCTCAGTTATAAATGGCGGTGCTGGATATAGAGTGAGCGATCTATTAAACATAACAGTAACTGATTTAAATGATTTAGGATCAGGCGCTAATGCTATTGTTTCAGATGTAATTAAAACAGGTGCATATCATCCAAACTCATATAATATCATGTTTAGTACAATATCTCTTGAATCTAATACACAAATAGGAAATTTGATTTATAGTAATCTTAATTCATCTAATGTTAATACTTCAATAGTAAATGCTGGGCAATTCTGGAAATATGCCAATACAGGTCCAGCATCACAAATCTATGTGATAAACTCGGGCAATAACTATATTTCAACACCTGAATTATCAATTATTCCAAACACCTCAATCTTTTCTCTTGGCATATTAGGAAGAATGGAAATAAAATCAAGAGGGCTTGGATACATACCTGGCGATAAAATAGAATTTATTAATCAAATTGGTACATATGGATTTGGTGCAGCAGGAAATGTTAAAAATGTCAACATTTCTGGTGGAATAACTGAAGTTGAATTTATAAATGTTCCTGGGCAAATAACTGGTGGAGCAGGATATGCACAAGAAAAACTACCAAAAGCTAATGTGATATCATCAACAGGCAATGGAGCAAATATTATTGTTACTGCAATTTTAGGTGGCGGTGCTTCAATGATATCTGCACAATCTGTTCTTGGTTCTATTGAAGAAATAATAATAACAGATACTGGTTCAGGATATATTACTGCTCCTATTATTGATTTATCTCAATCTGGTGATGGTAAAGCAAATGCAAATGCAGTAATAGTGGAAGGCATTTATGCATATCCTGGTAGATACTTAAACGATGATGGTCACATTAGTTCATATAATTTTCTTGAAGACAGGGATTATTATCAACCATTCTCTTATGTTATAAAATCTGACAAATCTTTAGCTAAATATAAACAAACAGTAAAAAATCTAGTCCATCCATCTGGAATGAAATTATTTGGTGAATATGTTTATGTTCGTGATGTTGTTGAAACAATCACATATTTGCCAGAAGAACTATTTATAGATATAGTAAAGGATTAATTAAAGAAAATGGCATTAGCATCTTATATAGATTTAAGAGTGGCAGCTGCTGAAAATTTTAGATTAAATTTTGTTCAGGCAAATACAGGAAATACTGGATTATATCTAACTTATGGAAAAACATTGCCTTGGGCAAACGATTCCATGCCTCCAAATGCCAATTCATCAATAGCAACTGTTTATGATGTTTGGGATAACATGATTGGTGGAAAACAAATAACAGGTGGTGATATTTTTCATGTAATACCAAGATATAATTGGGCAAGTGGACAGAATTATTTCCAATATGATCATACTGAAGAAAATCTATTTGATAAACCATTTTATATTATAACAAGTAGTGATAATGTATATAAGTGTATAGGCAATAATAATGGTGGATTATCCACTGTAATGCCAACATCAGTGAGCCCATATATTATATCCGAAACACAAGATGGATATAAATGGAAATATATGTATACTGTTTCTGCTGCTGAAAAAATAAAATATATGACAAACACATATATTCCTGTTAAATATTTGAATTATGATGATGCATCAGCCCAATGGCAAGTACAATCTTCTGCTGTGCCAGGCGCAATTAATCATGTAACACTTTTAAATGTTGGTTCTGGTTATACAAATGCAAATAATATTGTTGTAACTATTACTGGAGATGGAACAGGAGCTCTTGCATCTGCTAGTGTTAATAATACATCAAATACAATATCAAGCATTAATATTTTAAATTCTGGTTCAGGCTATACATATGCCAGTGTATCAGTAAAAGATAATCCACTGACTGGTGGTTCTGGTGCAATTGCAAAGGCTATAATTAGCCCTCCTGGCGGTCATGGCAGCAATCCATTATATGAATTGGGCGCGTCAAATCTTATGATAAATGCTAAATTAATATATGGTGAAAATGGTGTCCTGCCTGTAACAAATGACTATAGACAAATTGCAATACTCAAAAATCCAGTATTAAGAGGATCAAATACTGCCGCATCAAATGCTGCATTTTTACAAGCATACACATTAACTGCTGAAGGACAAAATGATTTCACTGAAGATGAAATTGTTTATCAAGGATTTAATCTAGATACATCAACATTCAGTGGTACTGTTTTATCATGGAATTCAATAACAAATAAATTACTTCTCATAAATACAAAAGGAATTCCAGTTGGATCCAGATTATTACATGGTACAGAAAGTTTAACCTTCAGAACAGTAACGAGTTATACTCCTGGAACTCTTAGTAAATGGAGTGGAAGATTATTATATGTGGATAATATTCAACCAATAATTAGATCGTCCGACCAAACAGAAACATTTAAAATAGTAGTGAAATTTTAAAAGGAAAAAATAAGAAATGGCTAATACTACTAATGTAAGCACATTAACAACAGATTTCAATGTTTATCCATACTATGATGATTATGACAAAACAAAAGAATTCTATAGAGTCTTATATAAGCCAGGTTATGCTGTTCAGGGGCGTGAACTTACACAATCACAAACAATTCTACAAAAACAAATTGATAGATTTGGTAAACATGTATTTAAAGAAGGAAGCATAGTATTACCTGGCAATTTTGCGCTTCATTGTAAGAATTCTATTACTGGACAAACATATTATGTTAAAGTAAAAGATAATGACAATTCCAATAATACAGTCAATATTTCTGAATTTTTAGATGAAACAATTACTGGTGCCACGTCTGGTATTATAGCTGATGTCAATTATGTTTTAGATGGAACAGAAGCATCTGGAAACACTAAAACACTATATCTAGATTATAAATCTGTTTCTCCTTCAAATTCAAGTATTAAAACATTTCAACCCGACGAAGTTCTAATTAGTAATGTTGGTACACTAGTTGTAGTAAATACAGCTCCAACGGGCACAGCATCATCTTTTAGAATATCTGAAGGTGTGTTGTTTGCTAAAGAACATTTCATTTATTTTCCTACTCAACAAATCATAATTGATAGATATAATGATACACCAACAGCTAAAGTTGGATTTGAATTGATAGAATCAATTGTCACACATCTTGATGACACAACACTTTTGGACCCTGCATTAGAATCATCAAATTATTCTGCTCCAGGTGCTGATAGATTTAAAATTGATGCAAAATTAAAAGTTGTTGATATTAATGATTCCGAGACTTCACCAGACTTCGTTCCATTATTAATTTTAGAAGATGGAATAGTTGAAGCATCTTTTGATAGATCACAATATAATATTCTACAAGATGAATTAGCAAAAAGAACATATGACGAATCAGGTCATTATTATGTCCGTGGGCTTAATGTCTCATTGAGAGAACATATTGATACAGGAACTAATGGTGGAATGTATGCAGCTGCAAATGGCGGTAATTCACAATTACTTTCTGTTCAGGTTTCAAATGGATTAGGATATGTTCAAGGATATGAAATTAATAAACTAGGAACAACATATCTAACCACACAAAAATCAACAGATTATGATTATGTAAATTCACAATTAGCTTCTGCTGGAATAGGCTCATATGTCATTGTTAATGAATTTACAGGTTCATGGGCACACGATAAAGGCACAGAAGTTGATTTATATGATACTGCTCAAACAAGATTGACATCTGGTTCTTGGTCAACAGGAGCACAAACAGGTAATAAAATAGGTTCAGCAAAAATTGTTTCTGTTGATTATAATGACGGAAAAATGGGTACACCTCAAGCAACATATGTTGTTTATCTAACAGATGTAAAAATGTTAGGAAGTAATAATTTTTCAAGTGTAAAAAACATTTATTATGATAATGCATCAACAGCAGATATGGGCGCAGATATTATTCTTAATGCGTCAAACAATGCAGTCATAAAAGATTCAAGTTTATATCCACCATTATACTTTGTTGGTTCAAATTATACTAAATCATTAAAGCCATCAGGAATTTCTGATACAACATTCACATATAAAACTACTACAACAGTAAGCAACGTTGCTTCAGGAATATTTAACGTATCTCTACCTGCTGGTGCCAGTGAATTTGTTTATGGCACATCTACATTATCTCCATCACAAAAACGTGAAATATTACTTTCATTGAATGCAGATGCCAACGTTGCATTAACAGGAACAGTATCAAATGCAGCTAATCAACTTATTGGTGATCTTAACGTTGATTTTACTAAATTAAATGTTGGTGATAAATTATCAATTACTGGAGCTTCTGGTACTTACTATATTCAATCTATTGCTAATTCAAAATATTTAACACTCACTACAGCTCTTAATACATCTATTTCTGGTGCTGCTTATAAAAAGCAATATAAGAATGGAGATATTATCGATTTAACTGTACAAGGTACATCTGGAGTTGTTAGATCAGTAACAGCAACGCCAACGCTTCTTTCTTTTGATCTAAAGGAAACATTATCTTCAGCTGTTCCAGCAACAGTTACATATAGAGTTGCTAAAACTACAGCAACACAAATTAATAAGATTCTAAAACCCGACAGATTTGTCACTATTAATTGTGCAGCTGCAGGCATAACTGGACCATTTAGTCTTGGTATACCAGATGTTTATCAAATCAAAGAGATATTACTTGATACATCATCATTTTCTTCTAATACACAAGGAACTGATGTTACTTCATCATTTATTTTTGATAATGGGCAAAGAGATGGATTTTATGATTTTGCAACAATTACACCAACAATTAGTTTAACATCTTCAGATTTTCTGTTGGTTAGATTAGATTATTTTGATCCAGATTTCTCAGTTGGTCAAGGATTCTTTTCAATAGATTCATATCCAATTGATGATGCAAATACATTACCAACAAAAATAACAACAGCACAAGTACCAATATACAAGTCACCAACAACTGGTCAAAATTATGATCTAAGAAACTATCTAGATTTTAGACCAGTAAAAAACAAAACAGCAACAGATGCAACAACTGTTGGTAGTGCTTCTGAAAATCCAGCAACATCATCTGGATTCAATTATGATGTTAATGGTCTAAGAATTCCAGCACCATTCAGTCAGATATCATTTGACTATGAATATTATCTTGCTAGAAAAGATGTTCTATATCTTAATAAAGCAGGGCAATTTAGTATTGCCAGAGGTACTCCTGCAGGTGTGCCAATTACGCCTGAAATTTCAGATGAATTAATGCCTATTAGTTTATTGACAATTGCGCCTTATCCATCATTATCATTATATTATGCTAACATTCTAAACAGAAAAGATTTAGCATGTACTACTAAAAAAACTGCGAATATTAGATTTACTATGAGAGATATTGGTGTTCTTAAAGATAGAATAGTAAATCTAGAAGTCTATGCTTCTTTATCATTATTAGAAAAAGCAGCAGCAGATATGAAAATCCTTGATACTAATGGTATTGATAGATTCAAAAATGGTATTTTCGTTGATACATTCTTTGATCATTCCCTTGGTGCAACATATAATCCTGATTATAGAATCGTTGTTGATCCTGTAGAAAAGAGCATTCGCCCATTATATAATATGAAATCAATTATGTATAATTATGCATCAGGATCTAACATAAGAAAAACAGGAGATTTGATTACATTAGATTATACTGAAAAATTATATTTCACAAATCCAAATGTAACAACAACAAGAAATACTGAAAGAATAACTTATCGTTATCTTGGTATTATGTCTCTTACACCACCCGATGATATTTTCGTAGATACTAAACAACTTCCAGACAATCAAGTTAAATTTGGAGGAGGAACATTACCTGCATCTGGTGGAAAAGAAACTATGCAGTCTACGGGCAAAACATGGAATGCATGGCAAACTTATGTAACTGGTTATAAAGTATATAATTCAACAACTGGTGCATTACTTGGCACATATACATCCGAAGCTCAAGCAAGATCGGCGGCTCAACAATTTGCAACAACATTAAATACAACTGTTAATCTTGAAACAGATTATGAAAATTCAAGAACAGGATCAGAAAACTTCGTTGTTACAAATACAGAATCACATTCATTAGGAAATAGAGTTGTTGATGTAAGTATAGTTCATTATATTAGACCACAAACAATTACAATTTCCGTAACTGGTCTAAAACCATATGCAAAGTTTTATACATTCTTTGATGATGTTGATATGACAACATATGTCACGCCATTAACACAATTGGAATATGAACAAATAGTTACACATGTACAAACATTCGCTAAAATTAGACCAGTAGCATCTGAAGGATCTGAACTATTAGCTGATTCATCCGGAAATGTTTGGTTACAACTTCGTCTTCCAGAAGAAAAGAAGTTTTATGTAGGAACTAAAAAAGTCAAAATCACTGATAGCCCAACAAATTCAGAAGATGAAACATCATATTCAATTGGACAATTTGTTGCACAAGGTCTAATTGAAACAAAACAAGATACAGTATTATCAACTAGACAAGTTTTCAATAAATCGATTCCTGTATCTGAAAAAACAAATAGTTCAGTGATGATTAAAATACCACCAGGCATTATTAATGGTACTGGCGGTGATGGTGGTACTGGTGGTGGCGATGGTGGCGATGGTGGTGGTGGAGGTGGAGACGATTGTTTAGGATATTCATTTAATGTGAAAGCAAAAGATGGAGAAGAAGGAGTCTTTATAACATCTATTGAAGTTTTCTGTGCTGAAAAACATCCAACATTAGGTGTATGGTTCGAAATTCTTGAAACCAATGCTTCTGGTGGTATTGTGTATAAACAAGTGCCATTCTCAGAAGTTCATGTTAAAAATTCTAATGTTCCTATATCTACAAATGGAATCAATAATCCATTGAAAATAACTTTTAAGTCACCAGTATTCATGCAAAATCATAAAACATATGCTCTTGCAATTCATCCAGAAGGTCATAATTCTAATTACTATTTCTGGGCATCAAGAATTGGTGAAACAGATATCAACACTAAAAAACCAGTTAATTCGAGATCACTATTAGGAACAACATATACAACAAACAATGGTATAGTTTGGGATGTAGTTCCTGATGTTGACATGACATTAAATGTATACAGAGCATCATTTGTTACAAATGTCACTGGTGTTGGTTCAATATACAATAAGCCAGTAGAAAAATTTGTATTAAGCAATGTTTCAAGTTCATTGACAACATATGGTAGATTATGGACAAGCGCTAATAGGCTCTCACTTTCAAATATTTCAGGTGGTACAATTGCTGTTACTGATTTGATCATAGGAGCAAATTCCGCAATCAATAGTTCTGTTGTTTCTATTAGCACAACATATAACATGTCAAATACAGGTTACATAACAGGAGAACCAGTATCAGTAAGATATGCAAATGGAACATCAAGGGGTATAACAGCAAAAGTTGATTCTATTATGCCGTCAGGATCAGCCATATTGGACTCAGTAACTGAAACTGCAAATAATATCATTGCTGAAATGATTTATTCAAATGGTATGTTTGTGGCAAATGATCGAATCTTTGATGCATCAACTAATCAAAAAGCAGATATTACTAAAATCAACAATTTTAGATATTCTGTAGTCGATCTTGAACCAGCATATTTGAACTTTAATAAAACTTTAATCCAATTTGATATGTTAACATATTCAAATACTGGTACTGCTGGAACATTTGATAAGATTAATCCAAATCAAAATTATTTTTATGACACAGAAAGAGCAATTCATTCTAGATCAAATGAACAACTATTATTATCAAATAATAGGACAAATCAAGTTCAAATATCTATGTATTCTAGTTCGGATTTCTTGTCTCCTGTAGTTGATCTTGCTAGAACACAATGTATTATTGTTGATAATATCATTAACAGCAATACACTAAATGAAAGTGCGGCTTCTGGTGGAGAATTGTTTGACAAATACATTTCAAAGACAGTAACTCTTGCAGAAGGTCAAGATGCTGAAGATATTAATGTATTCTTGACTTCTTATAGACCACCAAATTCAGATGTAAAAGTGTGGATTAAAATTCTTCATGCTGAAGATTCAGATTCAATTGCACAAAGACCTTGGATTGAACTTGAGAAAAGACAATCTGGTGATAGTGTATATTCATCACTATCTAACAGAAATGACTTTATTGAATATCTATATGGATTCCCAGATTCATATTTGACTGGAAGCATGGGTCAAGTACAATATAGAAATACATCTAATACAGCCACTTTCACTGGATACAAGTATTTTGCAATCAAAATTGGACTAATTTCTGATAATTCAGCCGTTGTACCAAGAGTTGCTGATCTTAGAGTCATTGCATTACAAATTTGATAATAAATATATATTGAGAAAGTTATATGGAAAAAAAGACAGAAATACCAGGATTATATAAAGTGTGTGAGGGTATTATTATCAATAAAGATAATAATGCTCTCGCATTATATAAGAATAAAAAATTACGTGAAAAAAAACTTGATACTATACATGAAGAATTTGCAAGTCTAAAAGATGAAGTATCTGAAATTAAAGAATTGTTAAAAGCTTTAATTAATTCCAAAAAGGACTAATAAATTAAATGCCATCAATAGCAAACGTAACACTTACTGATACATTCGACCAGTGGCGTATTAAAACTAATCAACTAATCGTTCAATATGATGAGACAAATAATTTTGCTTTATCATCTTTTACATATGCAAACAACTATATTAATGCATCTATTAATGCTGCTGCAAACTTCATAACTTCAAATGCTACAGTATATGAGACAATATACAGTAATGGTAGAAATATTGCAAATGATTGGGTTGTAAACACAGCCAATAGTGTTGCAAATATTAAATTAACTGAATATATTATATCAACAGCAAATACTTTAGCTAATATAAAGCTTGACACTTACATATCAACTACTGCCAATACATTAGCAAATATTAAAATAGAAAATTATGTTGTTAATAATGCTAATATGATATCAAATTTAATAGCATCAAATATAGCAACAGTTCTTGTTACAAATACACAAATTAGTGGTGCAATTAATACTGCTGTTAATGTGGCAGTTTATGATATTCTTTCTACCTTTGATTATTCAAGAGCATATAATAAAGCTAATTCAGCCAATTATTATGCTTCACTCGTTGATGCAAATACAATTGCTGCATTTGACAAAGCCAATTCAGCTAACTATTTTACATATCAAGTAAGTCTAAACACAACTTCCGCATTTGCAAAAGCCAATGCTGCATTACCTAATACATCTGGTATCACTTTTGCTGGTGATCTAACAATTACTGGAAATGTTACTATGAATGGCAATAGTGTAATCATTAATCTACTATAAGGAACGAAAATGGCAGGATTTGCAGAACTTTATATAGATCAAGGAACATCATTTACCAATATTATTACTTTGACAGACGACATAACAAATGCCTCCATTAATACCGATGGATATGTAATCACAAGTCAAATGAAAAAATCATACTATTCTGCTAATGCAACAGCTAATATAACATGTAATATTACTAATTCTGCTAATGGTGAAATTACTATGTCATTAACTGCTGGAGAAACAGCAAATATTAAAGCAGGAAGATATGTGTTTGATGTAAAAGTTGTTGATTCATTAGGATCAACTTCACGAGTTCTTGAAGGAATTTTTACTGTATTACCGCAAGTATCTAAATAAAGAAAGAAACTCTTTAAAAAAAGAAAAATAAATGCCAATAAAAGCAACAGTAAATTCAGCAGGAAAATATAGGGTTGCAATCAACAATCCAAATAGAAGAGAAATTAGAACTGTTGGAATTTCGGCAACAGCACAAAAAACCAATTATCTTTCTGGTCTAGCAGATGTTAATGCAATAAATCCAGTTAACAATAATACTCTCGTTTATGATGCGGCAAGTGAAAAATATGTGATCAAAGAATTGCCTGTGATAAACGGAGGAAATTTCTAGTATGGCAAACACCACTATTCAAATTAGACGATCAACAATAACATCTGCTCCAACACCAGGATCATTATCTTCTGCTGAACCAGCATATTCATATCTATCAGGAAAACTTTTTATTGGTAATGCAGCTGGTGATGATGTAATTGCTATAGGTGGTAAATATTTCATTGATGTTTTGAGTTCCGTTTATAATAATGCTAATGCTAATTCTACAATTCTTACTGATGCTTATAATAAAGCAAATGCAGCCAACTATTATGCATATCTAGTTGATGTAAACACTAAAGCAGCTTTTGCGCAAGCCAATTCTACACTTTCAATCGGTTCAAATATATACGATAAAGCAAACTCTGCTAATTATTATGCATATCTAGTTGATGCCAATTCTATTGCTGCTTTTATAGCTGCCAATACTGCTAATGTTCGTGCAGTTTCAGCATATACACAAGCAAATACAGCAAATGATCGTGCAGTTTCTGCATATACACAAGCAAATACTGCAACAACTATTGCTATATCAGCATATGCAAATTCCAATACTAAACTATCAACATCGGGTGGTGTAATTACAGGTGACTTATCTATCACAGGAAATCTTACATTAACTGGTAATACTGTATTTGCAAATGTAACAACATTAACTATCAGTGATCCTCTTCTTTATCTTGCCGGCAATAACTATACATCAGACATCGTAGATATTGGTTTTGTTGGTAACTATGTTAATGCTACAGGGCAAAACGTCCATACTGGTCTATTTCGTGATGCAACGATCAAAGAATACTATTTGTTCCAAGGATATGATAAAGAACCAGATGGAAATGATATTGATCCAAATGATACAAGTTTCTCACTGGCTACACTTAATGCAACAGTAAAAACAAGTAATTTAATTCTTGGTGGCACAAACACAATCAACTGGCTTTCAGGGGCATATAATAAAGCAAACTCTGCTAATTATTATGCATATCTAGTTGATGCTAACACAATTGCTGCTTATAATCAAGCAAATACAGGATCAACAATTGCATCCAATGCATATGATAAAGCAAACTCTGCTAACTACTTTGCATTTTTAGTAAATGCTAATACTGTAGCTGCATATGGTCAAGCAAATACTGGTGTGACTATTGCTACTAATGCTTATAATATGGCAAATACTGCTAATGTCAATGCAGCAAATGCATCATATCTATCTGTCGGCACAGTTCCTTCTGGAAGATTGACTGGTGATTATTCAGGTATTACTGGTCTTGGTACAATCATTTCTGGTACATGGAATGCAGATATAATTACTGTTCCATATGGTGGTTCAGGTAGATCATCATTTTCAAATAATGGTATTTTATTTGGCAATACAACTGGATCAATAAGAGTAACAGCAGCAGGATCAGAAGGCAATGTTCTACAAGTTGATTCTGCTGGAATCCCTGTGTTCTCAATGCTCGACGGCGGATCGTTTTAATTTTTAAATAATGGAGAAAAATTATGAGTGATGTTACAAACAAATATGTGAATGCATATATTGATACATCTGTGGGCATGATTAATGAATATATCACTAAGTATATTCAAGTTCAAGCACAACTAAAAGTTGCTAATGATATAATAGCAGAACGTGAAGGTATAATAAATCAATTAACTTCCGAAATTACTAAGATACGTGAAGAATCTGCCAAAGTTAATGAAACAGAATTTATTGCCATGAAAAACAAGTTGTCTCATATGGACACTTTGATGCAACAAATGGGACAAATGAAATTGTTAATCAAAGAAAAAGATGAAGAAATCAATAAACTGAAGAATCAAGTTATTGATATAACCACAAAGCCTGTAATAAATATCAAAAGACGCAAAGAAAAACAGGCAGAAGTAAAATCTAATTTGCCTGTGTTAGAAACGGTAAATGAATTTTAATGTCAAACACAGTAATAGCACTTAAAAAATCAGCAACACCCGCCGCAACTCCTTCAACTCTGGCTAATGGCGAATTAGCTATCAATTATGCTGATGGCAAACTATACTATAAACATGCTAACGGAAGTATTATAGCATTTAACACAAGTGGTGGATTATCATTTGGTACTGTGAATGCCAATGGTACACTTGTTGTTGCTGACACATCCAGTGGTATTCTAAATCTTGTTCCTGGAAATAATATACAAATAACTGGTGATGCTATCAATGATATTATTACCATTTCAGCAACTTCTAGTGGCGGAGATCCTGGTCCAGCTTTTGATAAAGCCAATACAGCAAATGTAATTGCTGCTCTTGCATATGATAAAGCCAATGCAGCCAATCTATTGGCATATAATACTGGTATTGGTGCTAATGCTTATGCAGCA